GAGCGCGGCGCGCAATGGCCGGAAGAAAACCGGCGTGCCCGCGAGACGGCGAACCCGAAAAGGCCGTGGCTGGAATTCAATCAGACCGGGCCGTACATCAAGCGGATCACGAATGAGCAGCGGCAGAACACGCCGGGGCTCACCGCAAGGCCCGTCGGCAGCGGCGCATCGAAGGAAGTCGCGCGCATCTACTCGGGCCTGATCCGCAACATCGAGTATTGCAGCAATTCCGCGTCGATTTACGACAACGCGATCGAGCAGGCCGCGACGGGCGGGGCCGGCTACTTCCGGATCGTGACCAAGTACGAAAAGGAAGATTCGTTCAATCAGTGCATCGAAATGCGCCCGATTCCGAACGCGCTCGCGGCGATGATCGATCCGGATGCGCAGTTGCCCGACAAATCGGACGCCAAGTACGGGTTCATTTGCGATTGGATCGACAAGACGACGTATGAAAAGGAATGGCCCGAAGATGCGCGCAATCCGTCGTCGTGGGAAGCGCAACCGGACTCGATCGACGCGCGATGGTACAACGGCGATCTGATTTGCGTTGCCGATTACTTTGAAGTGATCGACGAAGATGCGGAATTGGTGCAGTTGTCCGACGGCAGAACGATGTGGAAGGATGCTTTTGACGCGGAGCAGAAAGCATTTGACGAACAGCAAGCGCTGATGCTGGCGCAGGCTCCCCCGGGGATTCCGATGGGGATGCCGCCGATGCCGCCGACGGTCGTGCGCAGCGACAAGCGCACGCGCCCGCGCGTCGATTGGTACAAGCTGTCGGCGAACGATTTTCCGCTCGCGAAGTATCAATGGGCCGGCAAGTACGTCCCGATCGTCATGGTCCCGGGCGACGAAATTGATATCGACGGCAAGAAAATCCGGCAGGGCGTGATCCGGCGACTGCGCGACGCGCAGATGATGTACAACTACTGGTTCACGCTCGCCACGGAGCGCATCGCGCTCGCGCCGAAGGCACCGTATGTCGCCCTATCCGGCGCGTTTGAAGGCCATAGCGAATGGGACTCGCTCAATACCGACAATCATCCGTACCTTGAATACGAAGCCGTTGAATTGCCCGACGGCACGTTCGTCGCGACCGCACCGGCCCGCACGGAGCCGATCGCGCTCGATCAAGGGCTGGTGACGATGTTGCAGCTTTGCTCGCAGAACTTGCGCGACATTACGGGACAAAAGGATGCGGCGCAGCCGAATCCGAATGTGCCGTGGCGCGCGATTCTGGCGGAGCAGCGCAAGGGCGACCTTGCGACGTTCCACTACGGCGACAACCTTGCCCGCTCGATCCAGTTGGCCGGCAAGATGATCGTTGACCTGATCCCGAAAATCTACGATACGCAGCGTGCGCTGCGCATCATTGACGAAGATGGGACCGACAAGCAGGTTCCCGTCAACGTGCGGACCGCGCCCGGCGCGCCGCCGCAAAACGATATGACGACGGGCGATTACGACGTTGTTGTGACCGTCGGGCCGGCCTATGCGACGCGGCGCGTCGAAGCGGCGAACGAAATGCAGCAATTCCTTGAAGCGATGGGACCGGACAAGGCCGCGCTGATCGGCGATCTGTTCGCCGAAATGACGGATTGGCCGAACGGTATCGGCGACAAGATCGCCAACCGCTTGAAGGCGATGCTGCCGCCGCAGGTTCAGCAGATGGAGGCATCGAGCCAAGACCCCGCCGTGGCATCGCTGCAAACCGCGATGCAGACGCAGCAGCAGCAGTTTCAGGGACAGATGCAGCAAGTCATGCAACACGTTCAGCAGTTGACGCAGCAGAACGAAAAGCTGCAATCGGAGATTTACACGGAGCGCGTCAACACGGCGAAAGCGCAGTTGCAGTCGATGCAGAAGGTCGCAGCGGCGGATCGCTCCCTGCAAGTGCAGCAGTTGGAGACGCAGGACGAAATGATGCACATGGCGATGGACAAGCAGGAGTTGACCGCCAACATCAAGAATCAGAACGTCGAAGCCGTGATCGACTTTCTGGCGAAGGTCGTCGTGCCGCTGATCGTCGCGCAGCAGAAGCAGGCGGAGCCGGTCGGTCCGGAAGCGAATCAACTGGCGGCAGAAGTGTCGCCGCAGGGAGCCAACGCATGAAGGTGGACAATTTCATTCCGGCACCGGGCAAGACGATCACGATCGCCGTCGGGGCCGCGTCGGCGGTGACGCCGCTGCCGCAGACGGTCGCGCCGATCGGCGGCGTCTCGCTGGAATTGCAGAACAGCGGCGCGAGCGCGATTTTTGTCGAAATTGGCGGGCCTGACGTTATCGCCGCGACGGTTGCAACGTCGTATCCGGTTATGCCGAATCAATCGAAGATCATCGATCGGAAAAACGGCGATACGCATATTGCCGCGATCGGTGCGGTCGCCGGCCCGGTCAATCTGTTCGTCTCGGCAGGCGTGGGGAGTTAAGCCATGATGCGCGGACTAGCAACGCCGTCAGGCCCGCTTTCGGCGCAGGCCGGCAATTCTACCGGCCAGCCGGGCGATGCGACCATCAACGCGCCAGCGGGCAAGGTCGCAATGGCCGCTGGTACGTCGCAACTGACGGTGACGAATTCGCTGTGCAAGGCATCGAGCCGCGTCTTTACGCAAGTGGAGACGCCATTTCTCGGTCCGGTTGCCGTGACTTGCACGCCGCATGACGGCTATTTCGTTATGAATGCCGATCAGAATGCGGGCGGTCCGCTGACGATCGCCTTTTTGGTGACAAACTGAATGCTGCGAAGCGCAGGCGGCGGCGGGCTCAATCCAGCGGTTCCGCTGACGCAGAATTTTATCGACAACGGCACTTCGCCGGGGCCGCAGACGATGAACGTGCCCAGCGGAAAAATCTGCATCGGCGCGGGGCAGTCGCAAGTGCAAATCAACAACAATCTCGTAACGCCATCGAGCCGGATCAACGTGCAACTGGAAACGATCGATGCGACATTGAAAAGCCTTGTCGTGCAACCGTTCTCGGCGGTTTTTCAGGTGAACGGCAATGCGAACGCGACGGGGCAAGTGACGATCAATTTTTCGATCATCAATTAGTAGGGCCGGTCAGAGGTCGATCGGTTTTTTCAAGCGCTCGGATCGTCGGTTGAGCGCACAACTCGAAAGGTAAACAATGGCTACCGAACTTCGCGTCGTACCCGTCGGCGTCCCGCAAGTGTTTCGCGCGCCGCAGGGCCGTTCGTTTCTGGCGATGCCCGCAGGCGGTGTGGGCGGCGGATCGCTGCTGCTGGAATGGTCGCAGGACGGCGTTGTGTACAACGCCGCGCCGCAGGGTGCGTCCGTCAACCCGTACTCGCTGTGCCCGCAAACGCTGGGCATCCAGCAACAGGGCTACGTCCGCGCGACGGCGGCGATCGCAGCCGGCGCGTGCGCGGCATCCGACGTTGCGCAAGTGCAGAATCAATCGCTGCGACAGGACTTGGTTCAGATGATCGCAACGCCGTGGACTTCGCAAGCGGTCGTGACGACGGAGCAAATCATCAACTCGGTCCGCTTCCCGGCAGGAGCCTTGCCGGCGAATTGGTACGCCGAAATGGATTTGGAGTATTCGGCGTCCAACAACGCGAACGTCAAGACGCTCAAGGCGTATTTCGGCCCGACGGGCAACGGCGGTACGGCGCTGGCATCGATGGCGCTAACGTCGTCGCTCAATGGCCGGGCCACGATCGGCGTGCGCGGCGCGGGCGATTTCGTGACGGTCGTTGGCGGATCGGTCGGCGCGGGGCTCGGCACCGGACTCGGCGCGGTCGCGCTGGTATCGTCCACGATCGCGAATTGGGCGCAGGCCGAACAGGAATTTTGTCTCACGCTGACGAAGGCGACGGCGGCGGACGTAGTTACGATCAACCGCGTCTGCACCCGTCTGTTCACGCAATAGCAGCATTGGACAGGCGGCGAAAACGAGACGCGACAGCGGTTGCGCTTTTTTCTGCCGAAGGCGCGATTAGTCAGTCGTTTCGCAAGTAGCCGCCGGTCCATCTTTTGAAGGGGTAGGTTTTCGTGCCGCCAGAACTGAATTTGCCGGGCATTACCGATGCCGGCGTGGCCGCGCCGACGCCAAGCGAGCAACAGCCCGCCGCGCCGGATAACACTTCGGGACAGACGGCGACTCCCGACGCAGGATCGAGCGTATCGACCGTCCCGGCGAACATTCCTGCCGCGCCCGACACTGAACAGCCTGCGGAGGGCGAACAGCCCGCGCAGCCGCGTTCGCGTAGGGATAAACGGATTGAAGAACTGACGACGGACAAGCGCAACCTAGAGCGCTCCGTTGAGCGAATGGCCGCGCAGAACGAAGCGCTGGTAAAGCGAGTGCTTGATGGCTCGATGACGCCAGCAGCAGCGGGAAGGCAGGCCGACGACATTGCTGGGGAATTGGTTGCTCCTGACGAATCCAAGTACACGGATTGGCGTGCGTACAACCGCGATCTGGCACGGTACGAGGCTCGGGTTGAAGTGCAGCAACAGCTTCAACGTGCGGCCCGCATGGCGCAGCAGAACAATCAGGCAAGGCAAACGCAAGTCAATCAGCATCAGCGAGCCGTGGCGACGGAGCAGTTGCACGGCGTACTGGCGACGCAGATGCAGACGGCACTCGCGAAGTATCCGGATTACGTTGACGTTATCGAAGCGGGCGGCGGGAACGAACTGCCGATCAACATCGAAGCGGCGATGGCAGTTACCGGGCACGGCGGCGATATTGCGTACTACCTTGCCAAGCATCCCCATGTCGTGCCGCAGCTTGCGGCTTTGCCTGACGTTGCGCTTGGGCATCAGATGGGCGTCATCGCCAACTATATGCGCTCGCAGTCCGCCGCCATATCCAATGCCCCGCCGCCCGGTCGCCCGGGCGGAAGTCGCGGCGGCGGTCCTGCGGACTACCCGCAGAATGCAACCCCGGAGCAGCATAAGGCTTGGGTTGCAGCGCACTCGCCGCAGCCGCGCAACGCGAAAAGGAATTAGCCGTGCCTAATCAAATCCTCACGCCGGTAATGATCACGAATGAAGCCGTGATCGTGCTGGAAAATCAGTGTAACGGCGTCCGCTTTTTCGATTCGTCCTACAGCGATCAATTCGCGAAAGACGGAGCGAAGATCGGCGCAGTTTTGAACGTGCGCAAACCGGCCCGCTACGTCGGGCGGCAGGGC